AGACCTAGAGCCTCCTACAGAAGATTTTAAGCAGTTCATAGATATAGATAAAGGTGAGGTTCAAAATTGGGTAAACCAGGACGATGAAAGAAACACAGCGATTCTAATTTTAGATGAACAAATAGAACTAGAAGAAGCCGAGAAATTTGTAGAAACTCCATTACCATGGAATGAAATATCAGAATAATGGCAGTACCATCAGACGGAGAAATAAGTTTATCAGGGTTATCTAAAGAGAAATCAGAAAATAACTATAATGCTAGTGTAGATATTCCAGGTGCTATATCATTACAAGATCTAATAAATGGTGGTAAAGACTATGGAAGTGTTATTTCTTACGATGTGACTAACACAAATAGCGAACATTATCCTGGAGATACTGGTGCTAATGTAGACCGTTTTAGTCAATGGTTTAGTTATGATCACGATGCATCACCTGCTGAGTATATTGATTTAATTAATTATAGTATGCAGGAGTTTACGGATGGCACTGGTACGTCAGAATCTAAACTTAGTGGTAAATCTTTTCAATTATCAGGCTTTGATAAAATTCAACACAATTACTTTAGGTTACAATTTCTGGACGACACTTTTGATCAAATGCTAATAGATGTTGCAAAAAGTGAACTAGGTAGTCTTAAAGTTTATATAGATCCAGAAGGAGATCCCAGATACAATCCCACTGTAGCAAAAGAATGGACACTTTATGCTGAAGTAGAAAAAGGTGGAGAAAGCACATTAACTATTAATGGATCTAAAGGTATGTACGTTTACTTTACTATGTACAACGGTGGTAAAACATATACAAGTTTTGAGGTTTCAAATATCTACTGTCAACCTAGAAAGTAAAACACTTTCTTAATTCAACAACCAAGTATAAATAATAATCACTCTAAAAGAATAAATTCTTTTATTTGTAGAGCAAACAATAAGTAACAATTAAATTATTTTAAAATGAAAAAAGTTAGTAAAAAACACCTAGAACAAATTCAAGAATTAAACAAGAAGCAGATTGACATTAAGATTGCTCTTGGAGATACACAATTAATGCAAGGAGATTTAGATAAAAGAGTTTCAGACTTAAAAGTAGAGTTTACAGATGTAAGCGAAGAGATGAAAAAATTATCTGAAGATTTAAAAGAAAGTTATGGAGATTGCCAAATTGATGTAATGACAGGAGAAATTGTTGAACAGTCTTCTACAAATGTAGAGAAAGATGACAATAAAGGAGATTCATGATTTTATAGTATTTATACTTAATAAAGAGGCTACTGGTTATGTCTCTCACATAGATATTGATGCTGCTTTAGATAGAGCACAGATGTCTAAATTTGTTGAGTTGTATAGTAATCCTAAAATGCATCAACCAGGAAGACCTATTCCTCCTATTGCATACGGTCAAACACAAAAAATAAGTGATGATCTTAGGTATTTTAAATTTCGTAAACAATTTACTACAACTAGTAATGGTGTATTAGATTTAAATAATTTTACTCCAGGTGTAGTAGGTGTGCAAAATCCTAAATATTTACACTTATTAGGCTTGTATGTTGTTGGGACTTTAAATAACACAAGAAACGATGACTATACTGTTACAGATAATATTATATTTTATAATAGAGGAACGTCAAGTAGAACTTTTCAAAAATCTATAAAAATAGTAAGTGAAGATCAATTAGCAGACCGATTAATTTCTCAGGTTGCTTCTCCTTCAACCACAGCACCAATAGGTATCTTAGGGGACTCTGGGGATAAAATTCAAATATTCCCAGAGGTAACCCATTCAGGACACATAATGTATTTGTCAAGACCAACTAAACCTAAGTTTAGTCATGTCATTGATGGAAGAAAAGTTGTTCATAATAGTTCAACTACATCATCAGCAACCTTCACAGCAGATAATAGTCTAACTCTAGCAGATGGCACAGTAGTGGCAGCAGGTGCTACTTATACTTTGTCATCATCTAAGGATTTGGGGTGGCCAGAAGATTGTATTAATGATGTCATAAATAGAGCATTAACATCTTTAGGTGTGCATTTAGAAGACACTAATGTTTATCAGTACACAGAGGTTAAAAACAAAGAAGGATTATGATAACAAAAGGAAAGTTAACAGACCAAATACTTAGACTATACTCTGGTGGTAACCCTTCTGATGATAAAGAAATATCAAGAGAAGATATAAACATTTTAGTTGGTCAGGTAATAAATAGATTATTAAAAACAGATCATGTAAGTGGCAACATGGGTACAGGAGAATTATTTCCTCCTCATACATTAATATCCACTTATATTGTAAAAATAGAGGAAGATAAAATAACAGGTCTTCCAGTAGCATATCTTCCTGTGCATCCAATTAACCTACCTAGAAATATGGGAGTCTGGTCTGTAGAAACATTAAAAAGTGATGTAGCGTTTATTCCGTTACAATCAGGACAAGGGTTTTTATACAGCAGACAGGATCAATTAAGATTTCTTGAGGGCCAAGTTGGTTATTGGGTAGAAGGAAGTATAATTCATTTTGGTGTGCAGGACGTAAACATAAAGCAAGAACAAGTAAAATTAAAACTATTAATTGTTGATCCTACAGTAATAGGAGAATATGATTACTTAGCACTACCTGCTGATTTAGAAGAAGGAGTAATAAAAGAGTGTTTAACTATTCTAGGAGCACTACCAAAACAGGTAGATAAAGTTTCTGATTCAAATAATCAATTATGAAAGTATACAAACTAGATGAAATAGTTAGATCGTCTTTACTTACAGCGAGTAGACCTTTGCATTATTATATGCAGTTTTTACATTATGCAATAAAGGGTGTGAAAGAAATTAATTACGATTCACCTTTTAATATTAAATCTGTAAAACTAACTGTAGATGCAAATCTTGAGGTGACCATACCAGATGATTTTGTAGACTACATAAGAGTGGGTTATGAAAATGGTCAATATGTAAGTGAACTAATAGAGAAAGACTCTTTCAATAGACTAATTAATTTAGATGCTGACGGAAATCAAATACCTTATCCAGATGTAGAGTCTAGTGCAGGTGTAGGTGGATCAGATTCATACTACTATGCATCTCATGCTAATGATAAAAGTGAACACTTAGGTAGGCACTTTGGACATAAGCCTACATATAAAAATTCTTTTATGGTTATACCAGAAAGAAATAAAATAATGTTAGATCCCTCATTACATATGGCTAAACATATTGTGATAGATTATATTACTACAGGGTTAACAGAAACAACTACAGGTACTACATTACCTGCTTACGCTGCCGAAGCAATAGAAAGATATATTTTATGGAGAATGACAGAGCATGATAGAATGACTCCCATGAACCTAAAACAATTAGCAAAAGAAGAGTTTATTCAGGCACATAAAAGATACAGAAGTAGAAACTATCAGTTAACAATCAATGATATACTGAAGTCTTTACGTTCTCACACTTTTGCTGCCATTAAATCGTAAGAATGCAAAATAGTAAAAAAACATTTATATCAGGCTTAAACACTGATGATTCATACTTTGCACATAAGCAAGATGATAATGTAGATGCTCTTAATGTTAGAGTTGTATCTTCTTCTGAAGGAAAGTCAGGATCACTATCAAATATAACAGGAAACAGAGAGGTAACAAACTCTGGCTTATTATATGGAGGTGGTAACAATAAGGTTATTGGAACTTACGAAGATCCTACAACAAATAATATTTTTTACTTTGTTACTAAACCATCTGGTTACTCATACATCTTTATGTATAAATCAGATGAAGAAATTGTATACACCGTTTTAGAAGATGCTAATTTAAATAGTGATTACAGTTTAAATTTTCAACCTACAGAGGCAATCACTGGAATTACATTTATAGATGGTTTGCTTTATTGGACAGGTGTTAAAGATAGAGAGCCATGCAGAATAAATGTAGACAGGGGAATAAAATTAAATCACCCATTATATTCTACAGATGAAGAGGCTTACGAGTCGCCTATTAAAAAAAACATAGTAACGGTTATTAGAAAACCTCCTATGATGCCTCTTACAATAAGAGTCGTTGAGGATGCAGATAGAGATACAAGTTTTTTAAAATCTAGAAGTTTAACTTTTGCTTACAGGTATGTTTATAGAGATGGAGAGATTAGTGTTTTTTCACCTACAACTCCTCACTACCCAAACCAGGACATGGACAATACTGACCATGAAGAGTCAAAGAAAATTGTAGTTGGATACCCACTAGATGAGGCAACACCAACAGGGATATCTGATGATATAGAAAAAATACAATTTGCTGTAAAGTTTGATAAAGATACATCATATTTTGTATGGAAAGAGTTTACTAGAAACTCCCATCCGTCTGAATTTATTTCACAAACTAGTTATGTTCCAAACGTAATAAAAGGTGATTATTACAATGATGTATTAGGATCTTCTGTAGACGATTCTAATAGTATCAAATTGTATGATACAGTACCATACGAGGCACAAGCACTAGAGATAGGTAGAAATAGGTTATTCCTAGGAAACTTTAAGGAGGGGTTATTAAATACAAGAAAAATGGTATCTGAAGATATGCAGGTTTCTGTAGATGTAACACCATTTAACTCAGGATTATTTAATCAAGAGATTAGAGATAGAGGTGGTATTGTAGGGTTTGCTTGTTCATCGGCATATCAAGTTGGTTTAGCGTTTTTTGATTTTGCAGGTAGGACAGCAGGTGTTTTAACTGACGACTCAATGAAGGTTATTACAAACGAAAGAAACTTAGCATACACAACATATAATAGTTTTGTATCATATGATCTTAGTGGTGAGACATCAAAAAGTCTTATACCTGAATGGGCAACACATTATTCAATATTAAGAACTAAAAATCTAATTAAAGATTTTACTATAGGAAACTTAGCATCAAAGATAAGATACTACCAGTTTGACAGTAATGAATCTTTTACTGTTAGAGTAGAAAAAGTTGATGACGAAGGTGATCCAACAGGTAAATTTTCTGCAAACGAATTCACCTCTTTTTCTCAAGAACACGAAGGAATTGCAATAGGATTAGGTGATTTAACATCGTATAAGCAAGGGTATAGTTATCAAGAGGGTGACCGTATAAAACTAATAACAGACTCTAATGTAATGGAGTTTGCTATAACAGGAACACAAGGTAGGTATGTATTAGCAAATCTTGTAGATCTTAATAGTGGTGATTATTTAGGGCAAACGTCTTTAGCAAATGCTGATTATTCTGTTGTATATGAAATATTTAGTCCACATAAAATACAACCCAACGAATTTTATTACGAATCAGTTAGGGGTAAAATAATGAATCCAGGTTCTAATGATAGAACTTATGATAACCTACAAGGAAAACTTATAGGTGATGTTTATATGAAGGCTAGAATAGCAGATACGTCTAATATTGAACCACACTTTTTTGAGGCATCAGCAAGATCTGAAAATGCATCTAGTGATCCGTTTAAGGGACAAATCGCTTACATTGGATTTCCATATTTCCATGGTGAGGGATTAAATGATATGTCAGCCAACACAGGAACAGGAAGTTATAATAATGGTAACGATCATAGATTTGAAATAAAAATAACATCAACATCTGGGAATGCTGATCAGTTTCAGTGGAGAAAAAGAATATACAGTCAGAGGATGGTAAATCATGCCTGGGGTAATACAACCACTATAACTGGAAATTTACAAACATTATCAGATGGTGTGCAGGTGAAATTTGATAGCACAACAGGACATACCGTTGGTGATAAATGGGCAGTAAATGCCAAACATCCCAACACTGGATTAGGTAATCTAAACAGTAAAACATATAGTCATTACCAGTCTCCTCCAAACGGAGTTATTTTTGCAAACAGTGAAGTTAAAATTCACCATAAAGAGCACCAGAATAAACTTTTTGGTGATGATCATCATGAGTGGACTGTTACAATGAATCCGAATGAAGTCACTAAAAACTTTGCAACTATTGAGGAGATGTACTGGGAGAGTGATCTAGGACAAAAGATATGTGCAGTGCATGGGGATAATCACATATTCTTTAGAAGAAGTACAATAGATCCTGCATCTGACGGTGGTCGTAATCAAATGTTTATACTAGACGAGGAGTCAGAACCTTCTCAACAGTCAGTAAGTCAATCAGATGGAACTCTTGTAAATATGACTATAAGAAGTCAGTTGACACAAAACAATGATGCCGAGGCAAAAGTGGAAACACATCACGATATCAGAGTTGATCAGCCAGATGAATATTCTTATTCAGCAGAATCAATGAATCCAAGTGATGATTATTTTTTAAACTGGGTACAAATAACAGGAAGACCAAATTTAATACCGAAAGACGTAAGCAGTCAGAACAAAGTAACTGGTATTGCATTTAGTGAAACTAAAATACCAGGAAGTAAAGTTAATGGCTTGTCTAAGTTTAGTGCCTTAGATGAAGATAGATTAGATGATGCAACAGGCCCATTAAGAGTCTTGGCTATGACATCTAAAACACAGTCTACAGGTACAGTAATGTTAGCAGTATCAGAAAACGAAACTACAAGCATATACTTAGGAGAACAACAACTCCAACAGGCTTCTAGTGGTAGTCAATTTCTTGCTGTATCAAAAGGTGTTATAGGAACTAAAAACTCTTTACAAGGATCTTTTGGAACTTTGCATCCTGAGTCACTAGCAGTTAATGAAGGAAAGGCATATTGGTACGATGTAAAAAATGCAACAGTAATAAAGTATGACACTAATGGACTTATGCCTATTGGTGATGTTAAGATGAAAACTTACTTTAAAGAAAAATCTGACATAATTGTATCAGATAGTTCAAGTGGTTTTATTCCAGGTACTTACGATGCATATAACAATGAATATCTTATTACCATGCCAGAAACTGGGGAGACCGAAGTAATATTACAAGGCCCTGGTAAATATGGAGACAACCCTGTACAAACACATACTAATACACCAGTAATACAAGAGCCAGGATTCTTTAGTGGAAAACTACCAGTAAGTGTACAATCCCCATGGGAGTCTTATGCAGTTGTAGACTTTGTAGATGGTTTAGGTCATTTTAGTTTTAATAGTCCTTATAGTTTTAACATTGAATCCGATGTTGTTCAATTACCTACTGGATCACAGATAACTGTAGTAAACGCATCTAGTGGTGGGTTTGAAGTTCAAAACAGTTCAGATTATCTATCAGGTAACGGAAAATTGACTATTGATAAAGTCCCTGCAACTGCTACAAGAATAGAGTTAAAACTAAAGCGTATAAAAACTGTTGCACCAAAACAAGATATCCTTGTAAATAATCCTTTAGGTATTTCAGGTACTAAAGAAAACCCAGTACCATTTGACTTTACTCCAGTAAGATTAGTAGAGCCTGATTATGTAGGTGTTCAAGAGGAACAAAAAACAATAGAGTCAGAAACTGGAGTTTTAGTAATTCCTATTACGTCTAATTTTAAATTTAAACTTGGCAATAGTAGTCCAGAATATGGATTTAGTTACTACAACAACGGAGTGAAAACTCAAATACCAATTGAAAACATATCTACAAATGCTACTGCAATAGGATCAGATAGTAGTCTACATTATTATCAACCTGGTAATTGGAACTTAAACATACAAGGAATTGAAGATACAACTACAAGAGTAGATATACTATCAAAAAAATTATCTATACCTGTTATCTCAACTTTTGAATCGACAGATATAACAAAGGTTTCTTTAACAGCAAAAGGTGAAATAGAAGATATAGGAGAAGGATCATTATCAGAAAAAGGTTTTGTAATATCATCTGTAAATTCCATTCCTGCTATTGGTCAGTCAAATACAACAAAAGTTACAGTTTTAGGAGGAAGTGATGTAGGAACAATACAAGCAGTTATAGAAACCTTAACACCTGGAACATCCTACCACATAAGACTTTATGTAATTACGTCTTTAGGTACTGCATATGCAAATAATATTACAACACAAACAGGTGAGCAAGGTACAAATCCTCCAGATGTTGATACGATAGTTTATGATTCAACTGACAAGATTGAGGGTATAATTAATGCAGACGGTGGATCACCTATAACTAAATATGGTTTTGTTACATCGGCTGAAAATAACGATCCAGAAATAGGCGACACAAATGTTGTAGAAAGGAGAGTGACAGGTACAATTAATGAAATACCACATTCATTTATATACCCTATAAGTCCTAAAGCATTTGCAGATGATACAACCTATTACTATAAGGCATTTGCAGAAAACAATGCAGGGATCGTTTACGGTGCAGTAAGTCAATTTAAAACCGAAAAAACAAATGATGGTAAAATTGCAATTATAAATGTAACAACTAGTACAGTTCCTAGAGATGGAGGTGATGTATACATAACACTAGAAAAAACATTTGACTCTGGTGAGGTTTCAGGATCAATATTAGTTTCAGATACTATTGGTAACAGTAAAACATTAATTGTTGAAATACCTGAAGAAGAACCAACAGGTGTAGTCGTTTATCCAATACCTGAAAATACTGGAAGAACTAGAAACATCGGTTTTAGTATACAAAACTTTGAACCTGAGAATATGAATGGTACAGGTCAAAATGTACCAATATTAATAAAGAGCACTGTATCTCAAAATGGTCAAGATGGTGATCCATTTTTATCCGAGGGCACAAAATAACATAATAAGACATGAGTGACTTTAGTTTAAATACAAATTTTCAAGTAGGTGATGAAATCAAAATAGTTTTTGATATTCAAAACAATGCACCTTTAGGTTCAGACAAAACTGTATACATAGTTGATTTGCAAGAAATGCAGGATATTGAAAGTAATCCAAATGGAGAACTACCAAGATGGAGTAATGTTAATGAAAATATAGGAACTTGTAATAATTGGAGTGGGAAAATAAATACACAAAACATTATAAATCAGACAGGTCATACAGACTCAGCAGCACAACTAGTAACAGATGTAGTTAGAGTGGTATCTGGTGTTACATATGATGATTGGTATTTACCAAGCCTTGGTCAATTAGGAAGAGTGTATCATTTGATGGATGTTTTAGATCCTATAATTTTATCAAATGGTGGCAAAAAACTTAGGAAGACTCAAACTCATTATCAACAAAAGGGTTACTGGATGTCTACTGAATCTCAAAATCCCACAAACCCAAGTCCAGTTTTCTCAATGTCTTTCAATCCAAATTCTGGTGGTGGTGGAGGATTTGGGCGACCAAAATCTTACAGGTTTAGAACTAGAGCATTTAGAGAACAAGTTGTAGATCCGACTGTAAGTGTTTCTGTTGGAGATATTTTTGGAGGAGGAATAGTTTATAAGGTAGTAGAGGCCGAATCTGAATACCCTGCTCCTAAAACAGATTTAGATATAAACTTTGGTGCTCAAGGAACAAATATATTTTCTCAAAATAACTTACCGAATGCATATACAAATTTTATAGAGCATACTATAACAGAATTAGATAGGCAAAGTCCTGAAATAAAATTTGATTTTTCTAATAGTAATACTCAAGAATACGCTTGGGTTACTAATGTTAGAATATTTAAAAAAGAGAATGAATTAATAACTGAAATACAAGCAGGATCTAAAACAACTTTAGCCTGGAGTGACAACTCAAAAAGATGGGTTTCTAGATACTCTTACATTCCTGAATACATGACAACTTTTAAGACAGGAATCGCTACCTTTACAAACGGAGACCTATTTATTCATGATGATACGGTAAATAAAAATTATTTTTACGGTGGATATTACCCAACGAAAGTTACATATATCGAAAACGTAAGTCCAAGTCAGCCAAAAGTGTATATGAATCATGCAGTAGAAGGCAACACTAAACCAAACTATACAACATTACAAACTGAAGAGAGTTGGATTATGAACTCGGACTTAGTGAGAGAGGATTATATTAGAAGAGAGGGTACATATTACTCTGAAATGTTTGGGGATGTTAATGATCCTAACGTAAGTGATAATGCTACTTACGGTGACAAACTAAGAAGAGGTACTAAACTGAGAGGACAATACATAAAAGTTGGGATGACTTTTACTGATAAGGATTTAGAAGTGAAACATTCTAATATAGGATATATAACAAGTAAAGGACATACAACCTAATATGGCAAACGTAACAAACAAAAAAGAAACTGGTGTAAGTAATTACAAACAGAGGCTTGAAGAGTTACAAAATGTTATGATTGCTAATAATGATATTGAAGGGATTTATGGTGATGGTAAAACTTTAGTAAATAATGAAGAGTTTACAATAACCCATGAGTTTTCAGATCAATTATACATGAGGAAAATGAGAATGCCTGAAGGCTCTTTTGTGATCAGTGCGATACATCATACTGATCATTTTTGGTTTTTATTATCTGGCAGAATACTTGTTACAACTGATGACGAAACTGTAGAACATATTGCTCCATGTTATGCAAAGTCAATAAAAGGAGCAAAAAGATTTATAGTTTGTACGGAAGAGTGTTTGTTTATAAACGTACACAAAAACCCAACAAACAATAAAAACATAGAAGAGGTGCAAGAAGAATTGTACTCATTCACAATAGAAGAATATAATAAAAAAGAAAAATCATGGCAGGAATAGTAACAGCAGGAATGATCGGAGCAGGTCTATCGGCAGTTGGTGGTATCGCACAAATGGCTTCAGGTATATTTGGTAAAAAGAAAAGACAAAGAGAAATCGATGCAATGATTGCTCAACGTCCTAAGTATGAAATTCCAAAAGAAGTAGGAGAAGATCTTGCTATGAGAAGAAACTTAGTAAATGCACAGGTTGATGGACAACAAGAATTAGTTGATAGCATTAACACAGATAAAGCAAACGCTTTAAATAGAGTGCAATCATCATCAGGTTCACTTGAGGATATGTTAGCAGTAGGTGTTGGTGCAGATGCTCAATCTCAAGAATCACTAATAAAAGCAAATGACAGGATAGGTGCTGTAAAAGCACAAAGAAGAAATGATTTCTCACAGTCTTTAAGTAACCTTTCTAGTTTTAGAGATCAAGCATTTAAATTAAATGAACTTGATCCATACAATATGAAGACTGAAATGACAATGGCAAATAATAAAGCATCTAGAGAGATGACTTTTGGAGGTTTAAATCAAGCAGCAGCAGGAATGACATCCTTACAAACAGCAGGTAATGCAGCAGGTTTTGAAGGAGGCTTCTTTAAAAACGGATAAGATTATGGCAAAATTCACACCAGGGTTGATGGGAGCAAAAACAACTCCAACCTTAGAGAAAGATATGTTTGGTGGTTACATAGACAAAGGAATGAATCAACTGCAATCGGCATTGAGTCAAAGTCTTGCACAAAACAAATCTAACAAAGCACAAAGATTTCAACAGGCAGCATCGTTAAGAGATGGAATTGTATCAGGTCATTTTTCTGACGATATGGTAACACAAGTCGAAGCATCAATTGAAAGACTGGCTAAGTTGAATCCAAATGGGAGTAACTATTCTAAGGTGTTAAATCAATCTAACGCAGAGTTGGGGATGACCGTAGCCAAACAAAATCAGGTTACTAAACTACTAGAAAGAACTAGTGCTGCGTTTGAAGGTGATGAAGATAAAAAATATTACGATAAAGAAGGATTTTTTGCATTACTAGAGGATAACACAAACTTAGAGTTAACGTCACAAGATATGCAGGGTGCATATAAGTCATACCTTAAAGGTGTAGATAATATAAATCAAGACGTTGTAAGAGAAGACTTTGTAGAGTTACTAGGCAAATATAAGTTTGGTGGATCAACTAAATCTGGAGAAGGTAAGATTGGTGAATTTTCGACCTTAAAACAAGGAGAGTATTCAGGAGAAAAAACTCAAATGTATAAACTGAAAAACGGAAGATCTGTTCCTGTTTTTACAGACTCTAAAGATGTACCAACAGACCTAGTTGAGAAATGGGGAACATCAAGTAAAGCACACATGGCAATGCTAGATGCTTACGTTGATAAGAAAACAGAAGGACAATCAGGAACACCAGAAGAGATGGAAGCCTTAGAAATGGCAGCAGGTCAAGAATTTGTTTTAGAACAAATGAAACAAGTAATTCCTGATTACGCAAGTGTTTCTAAAACAAGAGAAAGTTTCCAACCAGGTCAAGGTAGTGGCAGTGGTAATAATAATAACACACCAAATCCTTCTTCGCTTGTGGCAACACAACTTAGTAGAGCATTACTAGGTGATCAATCAATTATTGGAAATAGTCCTATGAGTGAATTAGTTGTTGGAAATGAAACAATAGATGGGTTTGACGTAACTAATCAATTTAAGGATATTAAACTTATTCCAGGTATTGGTAAATCACCAGGAAGACCTGCTGCTAAAATATTTAGACCTGCAAACGAAGATGTACTTTACATAGACACAGGTCGTGGAGTTGTTAAATATGACGAATCTCAATTTAATGACTTGATGATTATGGCTTCAAGTGCAGGTAATGGTTTCACAATGAAAGATGCTAATAGTCTACCTGAATACGACAATACATCTAAAGCATTTAACATAAGACAAACGGTTACAGACGGTACAACAACTAAGAATATTTCTGAGTTGACACCTGCTGAAGCACAGTCTGGAAAATGGTCACCTGCAAACCAATCATTAGCAGGTACTAAGTATCAGAAGTATTCAATGAGTGACGATAACAAGAGTAAAGTATTGTTTCACCAACAAGCAGCAGGAAATGCTTTAGCAGCGATTGATGGTTTTAGTTATGACCTAATGGATGACAGCAGTACAAACTATGATCTTAATAAAGAAATGGCTAAGGCTATAAACTCTGCATGGGCAGGGAATTTAGTTACATCTTTAGATGCGACTAGAGTAATTAGGAAGGTTGAAAGAGCAGGAATGTCTGCTAATCCAGACAGAGGTAGAGATAAATACCTTGTAACTTTTGAAGATGGTTCAGAGAAATATGTTACACAATCAGCAATGAAATTCGCCTTGCAGGAAACTCAGTTTTAATAAATCAAAATAACAGAATGGAAGATAAAGAGTTACTTGCAGCCTGGGAAAAAATAGGAGAAATCTATGGCCCACAAAAAAGAACATTTGATGAGTTTAAATTTCAAATGCAATCTAATGACTATAGAAAAGATACTTTTAAAAAATTAGGTAGCAACGCAAAAACGGTTTGGGGATATGATAATTTTGAACAGTTTAACGCTGATAAATTTCTACCTGCACCTGCCTTAAATATAAATAATATTCCAGAAGGTGCTGACAATCTACCTAGATTTAATGCAGCCTCTTCAACTTTTGTAGACCAATCAACAGATGTTGCAAGAAACTCAAGCAATCCTAAATTGTCTGGTGGTAGTGGCCCTGGTGGAAACTCAAGAAGAATAAGTCCTAGAACCCAAGCAATAATAGACTCTAACAAAGCAAAGAAAGAGGAGGCTAAAAAACAAGTAGCACTAGAAAGAGCAAAGATCGCAGCAGCAACTACCTCTGACCTAGTAACTCAAAATGCAGATTTTTATGATGTTTTAAGAAACTATTCCAGTGCATCAGGGAATGACTTATTTGCTAGTCAATTAGATTATAATGACAATAAATTAACTGGTGTTGAAAAAGGAGACTTTGAACAGAAGGCAATCAACTTTCTTTCAGAAGATATGTTTGCTGTTGTAGAAGACACTGAAAATAGTCAGGTCTGGAAAGAACATGGAGAAGAGTATGGGTTTCTAATAAACCAACTTAATTCTCAAGGGAAAGAAATTAAAACTCTACAAAATCAACTTGCAGTAGAAAAAGATCCAACAAAGAAACAATACCTTATAGATGAAATAAATGATATAATGTCTGAAGGTGCTGACTACCAGTCTAATAGACCTACAGAAACAGGTGTATCAAATAAAACATACAAGTTTGGATCATATGAAGATATGCAAGAAAGGTTCGGTAAATTAAACAGTTTACCTGAATTTAAGAACTATCAAAGAGCAATAAATATATTAGGTAAAGTAAGGGATGTTAGTGAAAACTTTGATACTAGAAACCCTGAGTGGGTTGAAAATCAAAAAAACCTAAAAGATGCTCAAGCATATGTAGACATAAAAGATAAGTATGATATTCCAGACGTACCTATACCTGGTCAGTATCAACCAAAATGGTTTAAAGACAATATATCAAAACCAATTGTATCATCTCTTGCAAAGGGAGTAAATGATATACTATCTCTTCCTAGAACACTTTCCTTTAATGACGAATATGGTTGGACAGATGCTTTAGCAGAGGCATCAGAGAGAATATTTAGTAAGGAAAAAAATCCGAACATGGTTCGTGAACTTGGCCAATCAAGTAATAAGGATAGAGGGTTATCTGAAAGGGTTGCTATGGTTGATGACTATCAATTAGTTGTTGATGATAACATAGGTGCTGAATTTAGATCAGCAAAAACTGTAAGAGATAAAGATGGATATTTAGTACAAGACAATGAAATAGTAAAACAAGTAATAGAAAAGTACGAAGCAAACCCTGAAGAGTATAAATCTGAACAACAATACAATTTAGAAGGAGCATTACCAAAATTTGTTGGAGTGATGGCTGATCTAGGTGTATTAATGTTTGGAACAAAAGGCCTAGGTACTGGAGTAAAATTAACAGGTGCACTTGCAAAAGGTAAAGGCTTAACAAGAGCAGGTAACTATTTAAGTAAATCTACTGTAGCAAACAGAATTGGATTAACTGGTGCTGTTACTGGACAGACTCACAATCAACTTTATGGCGAGGCAATAAGACAAGGTATGACACCTACCGAAGCATCTGCTTTTGCAGTCACTGGATCTCTTGCTGTTGCAGCAGTGGCTCAGATAAATCCACAGTTCTATTTGATCGGTGAAAAGAAAGCAGCCTCAAAATTAACAGAAAGATACATTGCGTATTTAGCACAAGGAGGTAAAGAATCTAAAAGCACAGCATTTAAGTATGCCATGAAAGAAGTGTTTGGTGCAGGAAAAAGAGAAATGCTCGAAGAATTAGCAGAAATACCTGCTCTTAATGCAGTTCGTGGTACTTTTAACCAAGTAATGTCACCAGAAAAATCATTTGAAATAGAATGGTCAAGAGGTGAGATAGAAGAGTCAGCAATATTTGGTCTTGCAGCAGGAACTGCAACAGGGCCTATGAATATAACAACTCAATCTGGACTACAACAACAAGCAACATATGCTGCCTATAAAGCAAAAGATAAATTTTTTGGAAGGCTTGATGATTTAGTTGGAAAGCAATACATAGATCCTGAAGATGGTAACACATATTACTATACAAAAGAACAAGCAGATTACAAGAAGACACAGTTTAGTAATTTGTTTAAGCAATTAGATGCTGCTAAATTATCTACAGGTAAATTAAGTGAAGAGTCAGAAACTAAGTTACTTAGTTTATTTCAGAATGCTAATAACATACAAAGGTTAATGGATCAAGCAGAAAAAAACCCTGCTCTATTGGCTGTGTTACAGGCACAATACTCATTAACTAATGATGCAATTGCAAAAGAATTACAAGATAATAAAAAGTCTAAACCAAAAACCAAACAAGAACCTAAGAATCCTCCTGTGGACGGTAATGGTACAACACCAGTCTCTACAGAACAAGCAGTATCAACTGACAATGAAATAGATGCAGCATTAAACAATGATCCTGACAACGTATTAGATGGTAGAGAGAATGTTATTCCTGAAGTAAATGAAAATACAACAGAAGAAGAAGTAGATAACATAGCAAATGAAGCAGTTAAAGAAGGACAAAAACAACAAGCCATCAACACTGGAGCAAATGTTGAGGGTGACCAAAACCTGGAAACAGAAAATAACTCTGAAACCGAAGTTGAACCTGAACCTGAATATGAAAGAAACGAACAAGGTCGAATCATAGTAGGTGAAGGTGGTATTAAAGGGTTACAAAAGAAAAGAGGTAAAGTAAAACCTAAAGATCCTAAAAGACCATTAAAGGAAGAAATAGAAGAAAGAGTTAAAATAGCATCTAACGGTACTATAAATACTGTAACTGGTATTGAGCATAGTAGTTATGGTTACCCATGGTTTAATTCTATTCTTCGACAAGTTGCTGATATTAATACCGATGAGGAAGTTAAAGAGTATTACATACAAAGTATTGAGAACGGTGTAAAAGTTAGTGAGAACAATAAAGATTATTATTCCAGAGAGTTTAAAAGACTTGGTATAGATCCAAAGTTGTGGTCTGAATTAGTTGTTAAAAAAGATTCTAAATCTAAACCTAAACCTTTATTTACAAAAGACGAAGTAACTACAGCAAAAGCAAATAATGATTATCTAAGTCCTTTAATAAAAAGGTTGAAAGAAAATTTCCCTGGTGTTGAAATAGTTGTAGATGCTAAAGCAGTTGAAGAGTTAGCATTATCTCAAAATGTTACACCTGAAGGAGCGAAAGCAGCCAGGGGTGTATACGATGCTGTAAATAACAGGGTATTAATAAATCCTAAAACAGCAAACAAAGATACACCTATCCATGAGTTTGGTCATGTATGGACAAGACTGGCTAAAGAAGAAAGAAAAGAACTTTGGGATAAAGGGATGTCTTTAATTGCAGGTAGTGACTTAGTTAAAAATCTTAGAGCACAGATAGCAAAAAACCCTGACTTACAAAAAGTATACACTGAAGACAAAATATTAGACGAGGCATTAGCAATTGCTATAGGTCAAAGAGGAGCAAAAATATTTGAGAGTCAAGAAGAACAAGGTATCTGGGATAATTGGATCAAAGAGTTCTTTGACTTTATTAAACAAAAGTTTGGGGTAAACACAAACCAAGGTATAGAGGATTTAACACTAAGAGAATTTATAGAGATTGCAAGTACAGAGATTCTTACTGGCGAAAAAATAGTTCCTGTAAGATCAAAACTTAAAACCCTCAATAGTAACATTGAAGTAAGATATAATAAAGAGGGTGACCTTGAAATTATAAACACAAAGACAGGTAAGCCTGTATCAAAACCTACAAGAAGAAAGGTAGAGAAGCAAATTATAGAGATGAATGAATTACCTGCTGAATGGATTGATGCAGGAACAACTTTATATGAGGCACTACAAGAAGACAAAACTAACAGAGAAGGTTTCTATGATCCTGTAGAAGCAGCGTTTATTGGTTACAAAGTAAAGAGACAATCTTTTATAGACAACTCAGATGTAAACAATATAAATAATACTTTAGGAAGAGCATGGTTCTCTAACAGCGAAGGTCAAGCGTTAGATGTTATTGCTATGGAAATTGAAGGCATGGTTTACGGAGGTGAATACAACGCTAGTCAACCTAGAGTTGAGGTTCAGGATCTAGTAGATATCATGCTTAAAAATCCAGGCAACTATTTAGCAGTACCACAAGATGTTAAAGATGCAAAAGATAATTTCATGGAGGTTACAGGTATGTACCCAACATTGAAAAATGCTGAAGCAATTAAAGACAAGATAACAGACTCTAATTCTAAGTTAGATGAGGTTTATGATGAAGACTTTCTTGATCAAGATATACAAAATGATGATGGTGAAATACCATTCCAGTTATCTTTCCAAGCAAACTTTAAAGATCCAATTACAGGATTAACTTATAGTTATGATAAGAACGGAAACAAGTTTAAGGTATTAGAAGACTCAGGTTACGTTACCAAGAATAAAACTCTTAGGGATTTTGCAGACAAACATATGGTTTTGCATACCCCAGATTTTGCGTTCTCTGGTCAGATAAGTAAAGATGGTGAACTAATTGTAGAAGGTAAAGGTGGTATGTACTACCCTATCAAGTTTCATGAAAAAGGATTCTTCTGGGCATCAACAGAATCAGGTGCTGACTCTCTTGTAAAAACCTTAAATGAATCTCTTCAAAAGAATCCAGACGGTAAAATATACATGGGATTAGTAACTGCTACACCAAGCAAACTACTGTCTTCTACAACAGCATCAAACGCTGTAGTAGATATATTTACTACTGACTCATTTATAAAAGGATTAGGTTTAAAAAAAGCACAAGTAAACAATGCATTAGTAGAGGCTGCTAATGAGACAGAAACTAAAAAAACTAAAAAGTTAGATAAGAACAACAAGCCTATAATTGTAAATGGCAAAAATGTAATGATCGATAAAGTTACAGGACTAAGAGCCAATACAAAGAAAAGATTCTCAGTTGAGAATAATTTAAAGTTGATAAGAACTAAACTGGCAAATGATAAATCTTCTTTTGAAGACAGAAAATTCTTTGTCCAGAGTTTTTTAAACTTACTTGCATCAAATGTAAACCCTAAAGCATTAGATGCTAAAGGTAAAATGAAGTATGTTAAGTCAGATAAAATAACTAAAACTAACGAACAAATATTTAAGTTCTTTAAGGAGACTATTGGATATGAACAAATGACTGGTACAGGAGGAAGAATTTCCAAAGCCAACTTGACTAGTGCTGTATCATATATGCTAGGTGAACCATTGTTGAGAAGCGAGTCAGAAACTAATAAAGTTTATGCTGTACTAGAAATCAGTGGTAAGTTAGATACGTTTGAATCAGATGCACATGAGTCATATCCTAAAGCAATAGGGGTTGATACAAAAACAAATGATGCTAGAACTAAATTACATATACTAAAAGACAGAAACGATTGGAGGGATAATTTCGCTGATCCAGATACTGATACAAATATTGAAATTGGGCGACCAAGAAACAAAGATGGTAAACCAAGATCTCATATTCAGATACTACCAACCACAGTAGGATTGACGTATGCACCAGTAAGAGTTCTAAACGAGTCTGAAAATCCAGGAATGTCTTTCCAACTTGAAGGGGATACAAACAAAAAACAAGTCTCTGAAAGTATACAAAGGTTAAAAGACCAAGGTAATTTTACTGAACAACAACTAGTAGAATACTTTAATAGAAGATTCCCTGATATTTCTATAAAAGAACTAGGTGAAATGTACAATGGTAAAGTTCCAGAAGACTCACCAAGATCTGAAAAAAGAAAATACACAAGTAGACTTGAACAAGTATTAAGTCAAGAAACTTTTGAAGAGATCTCAGAAGAGGCTAAAACTTATATTCCAAAAAGAAACAGTATAACTGAAGCAGAGGCTCAGTTTATGTTTGATAACATAGGTCTTGAAGAGTCTATAAATATAATTAAATCTAATCCTGACTGGTTATTACCAGAAGTAAGAATAGCACTTACAAATAAAGTTGTTAAAGGCCTTGAGGCTGAAGCAAGTAAATTAAGAGCAGAAGGAAAAGTCGCTGAAGCAAATGTAATATCTACATCTATAAATGGAATTGTAGAAATGATGGCAAAGGAAGGGACTAAAGCAGGTAGGTTTATTCAAGCATTCAAACTACTAGATGCACTAAGTGTTGATAGAACTATAGGTTTGATAAATAAAAAACTTAAAGAAGCAGGTAAAGATCCCTTAACAAAAGAACAAGAGGCTGAGGTAAGAAGATTAAAAGAAGAGTCAGATAATGCGAGTGAAGGATTGCCTAAGTCAACTGCTTTAGCAAATCAATATAAATACACTGCATCATTAGTAGGTACTGATTTTAAATCATTATTTGAAGCGTATTTCTATGCAAGTATATTGTCTGGAACAACTACACAAATAAGAAACATCATGGCAAATGTCATGTCAATTGGTAACGAACTACTGGTTACATCAATTAGAGAAGCGTTTTTAGGAAACCCTGCTGCAATATTTCACGCAACAGAAGGACTTATTAAAGGTCTAAGTAAAGGGTGGCTAAATGCAAAACACATCTTAGAGACAGGTGTAAAGTCTGATAGGTCAGATAAATTTGATAGTCCTGTCTTGTTAGAATGGTGGAGGTTTAATACAAATAGCAAGGTGCTAAATAAACTATTAAACTCTAAACTATTACCATGGTCTCCAAACTTTTTAAAGTATGTTCAAAGAGCAATGGTAGCAGGTGATCAAATGTTTTTTCATTCTGCTAAAGAAATGCAATCAAGAGCATTAGCAAACAGACTGAAAAAAGGAAAAGATGTAACACCAGAAGATATTAAAAGAGCAGAATCAATTTTAAATCCTTCTAAAGAGGCTCAAGAAAAGGCTAAAGCAGAAGCAAGAGATGATGGATATAAAGACGGAACAACTCAGTTCAAGATTCGAGTTCATGAAATAATGGAGGGTAATAGAGACATGACCATTCAAGGAACGTCTGAAGAGTTTGCTGCAAAAACAACATTTAATTATGAGCCAGAAGGTGCACTAAGTTATTTATATAACTTTATCGTACAGTCTAGACAGATGAAAGGTGTTGGGCCAATTATGACAACCTTTATTCCATTTGCAAGAGTATTAACAAATGTGTTTAATAGGTTCTTACATTATACACCTGTAGGATATGTTACAGCAGCAAGAGGTAAAGTAAGGGTTGCAAGTGGGAAAACAAGAATACTTTCTAAAGAAGAGAAAGCAGATCTTTATATCAAGGCAACTATTGGGTTAAGTACATTAACAGGTCTGGTAGGATATCTAATGTCTCACGCAGATGATGATGATAGTGTATTAAAAATCTCAGCAGCAGGGCCTAAAGACTTTAATAAAAAGTATGAATTACAAAAAGCAGGATGGAAACCTTTTACGGTTACTGTTGGTGATTTAAGTTTTTCGTATGCTGATCATCCTTTGTATTTTATTTTAGCAGCAGCAGGAACATTATATGAAAGTGATAAGTATGGAAACTCTATTGAAGGAGAAGGTGCAGCAGATTTATTTAGTTATGTAGCACTAACAACAAGTATGAGTATGTTGCAACAGTCTTGGTTACAAGGTTTATCAGATCTTGGTAGAATATTAAATTCTAACGATCCTGCTAAGGCAGTAGCAAATAAGGTGTTTGGTGTAGCAAGTTCAATTGCCTTGCCTAATTTCCATAAACAATTAGTAAGACAGTCTATGGAAATAATGGGTGATCCAATAAAAGCAAGAAGAACAGGTACACTAACTGGAGCACTTGATCAATTGTATAGAGATATTCCACTTGCAAATTCTGGTCTTTATGACATGGTAGATAATTACGGAGATCCTGTTATACCACACCAAGGTCAAAAATTTATGCCATTAGATATAAAACTAGGAGACAACGGTGATCCTTTAACAAAACATCTTGTAGGTGAAGGAGTCTTTGTAGGTAGTGCAAGTAATAGAAAAATTGAAGACTTCGATTTAGGAGAGTCAAGATATCTGGATGGAGATGAGTATCAAGTTTACAAAATGGAATCTGCTAAAGAGGTAGGTAAAGTTTTAAGAGAGAACAGAGATTACTTATATGGCTTAAAAGGTGAAGAACTAGGTGAAGCAGTAAGGGCATTAAAAATAGAGGCTAGAAACACAGCACTTTATGAATTATTTTATTACGGTAAATACAAAAAACTAACCAAGAAAAAGCGATAGATGAGACAAATTAAAGAAATAATTGTGCATTGCACAGCGACACAAGAAGGTAAGCCGATATCAGTTAGCACCATTGATAAATGGCATAAGAAAAGAGGTTGGTCAGGAATTGGGTATCATTATGTTGTGCAATTAGATGGTACAATAAATCAGGGGAGACCAATTGAAAAGCAAGGTGCTCATGTCAAGAATAAAAATAAAAGTAGTATCGGTATTACATATGTAGGAGGAGTAGAGTCTGAAAGAGGTGAAGACGGTAAATGGATTGCAAAAGATACAAGGACGGATGCACAAAAAGATAGTTTAGAATACCTAATTGGTTATCTTTGTGCTAGTTATCCAGGTGCTGAGGTTTATGGTCATAGAGATTTCTCAACCAAGGCTTGTCCTTGCTTCGATGCTAAAATAGAATATAAACCTATAGCAGATAAATATGGAAGATAATAGTGGTTATGTAGTTGCTATTTCAGAACGGTTTAGAATCGGCCCTATGTTGGGGTGGGCATTCTATCAACCAGACGAAATAGATAATAGTTATGAGTTAAATATTTATTTAATATTTATAATGATTCACATTAAATGGTGGGAAGGTAATGAGTGATACAAGCAGCAATAGTGGGCCACAATTAAATGCCTTACGCAGTAATTATAATAAATTAGTTTCTAAAAAACTTTACTTATCTAAAAGTAAAAAAGTACAATGGGAATCTAAAAGAAGATTTGGTAATATCTAATCCAATGTCTAAGGAGGATGTAAACATAAATAAGTTTTTAGCAAACAATTGGTCAATTGTGGTCGGTTTGTTGGCTGCTATATTTACAGCAGGAACTATTTTTGCTCAGTTTACTGCTTTAAAAGTGGAGTTAACAACTGTACATGAGAGGTTAGACAAGAAAATTAAAGTCATTAACGGATTAGAAGACAGGATAGTTGGTATCGAAAAAGAATTGCAATACGAAAAAGGATACCTAGAAGGTAAAAAAAAATAAAAAGTCATGAGCAAACCAAAGAAAAAATTTAAGGATACTAAAGTAGGTAAATTCCTGCTTGGTAGTGGATCTAAAATCGTAGATGTAGTTGGAGATCTATTGCCTAATTCTGGTGTTCTTGGGATAGTTAAAAATTTAATAGAAAAGGAAGATCCAAAACTACTTCCTCCAGAAGATAAAGAAAAGGCTTTAAAACTCTTAGAACTAGATCAAATCGAATTACAAGAGGTGAGTAAGCGTTGGGACTCAGACATGAAAAGTGATTCATGGCTCTCGAAAAATACGAGACCTCTAACATTAATATATTTAACTGTAGTTACGTCTCTTTACATCACATTAGATGCATTAGACATAGCGTTTGATATTGACGAAAGTTGGGTAGAACTTTTAAAAACCCTCTTAGTTACGATATACGTTGCATATTTCGGATCAAGAGGATTTGAAAAATATTCATCAATAAAGAAAAACTAAATACCTAATGTGTTGTATATCCTAGGACTTTTTGTAGACCTTTTATAGATAATATACCCATCATCCTTTAATAGTTTAATTGCTTCAGTTTTTCTTTGCTCTTGTATTCTATGGTGATTAAAAGTTTCACTCTCAATTGCGTTTGGTTTAGTATTCATGGTTTATGTGTGATTTGAAAACCATCCAGAATGATCTCTGAAAGGTTTGTTTCTATTTTGTTCTTCTATTTCTGGTTGCTGTTCATTTTTTAAAGCAATCAACAAAAGGATAAGGTATCCTGTAAGATCTTTTACTGTGTCCTCAGTCTTATCGTAAATCCCTTTTTGTTTTATTCTAGATAACTTATCATCTATCCTAGCACATAGTGATACTACTGCGTTCCCCTCACTAAAAACATTAATAGGTGACGTTGCACTATCACCGTAATCAGTGTTTTTAGAGATGAGAAGGCTGATGATTTCAGCACCAACCCTCTCAATTTTTTCTCTAGTATCCATATTAGAATGGTAAGTCTGTGCCTTCTTCCTGGTTCACAAACTGATCAACTTTTTTAGCGTGTGCTTTTGCTGAGTTACCAGATGGAATATTACCATCAGCGTAAGTCACTTTCCAAGCGTTAGCGTTTGCAGTTCTTAACTCTCCATTTCGATCTGAATAACTTCTTAGGTTAACAGATACTTTTACCTCGTCCTCTACCTTGTAGGCATTAAACAAGTTTGCTTTAGCACCAATTGCTTCAATAGGATAGTCTACTGGGTATTCTCCTCCTAGTGTAAGTGTTAGTGTTCTTTTTTCCAAATCTCCGTTTTTTGTTTGGATCGTTAACGCATCAGAGATTGCTTTGATACGTCCTTGTAGTTCAATTGAATTACTCATTTTTAATTATTTAAAAGTGTTATATATATTCAGAGACCTTACAGCCTCTCGCCTTGAGATATTCAAGGACTTCTTCTGTTATACAGTTTACATAATTTATCTTATCTGAAAGTTCTTTATTTAATGCTTTCAGTTTTCTTTTTTCTTTTACAGTATTGTCTTTGTGCACAATGTTGACATGATCTGTATTATGCTTCAGTAGTAATCTATCTACCTCTGGTATTCTTATCTTGTAGTTTACCATACTTATACATTAAGGTGTATTAATAATTTGATTTTTTATAAGCATCTCTATTAACTCCATCATATCTTCTTTATACAATATACAATACTCTTTACCACCTGGTGCTTTATGAAACACAATAGGAACATCTGTGGGTTTGACTACCATGTCTGCTAATACTTTTTTGTATTGGGGATTTCTCTTGTAGCACTTTGCCTGTACTGCAAAATCTCCTGTATTCATTAAATCAATTCCCTGGTCATCTAACATTTTAGATCCATACCTTGAGGTTACACAATCTGTAAAGCCTAGTTTTTTAAAATCTTTTACTAGTTGTCTCTCATAATTGTGTCCTTTATTCCTATTTGTGTTTGCCATATTATAGTTTAAAATCTTTATTTACATAAATGCTGTTTGCATTTACCATACTTTTTATTCCAGAATATTCCACAGTTTTATGAAAGCCTTTATATAGTAAATAATAGTCATGTCCCATTCCATTTGGTCTTATGTAATACTTTTCAATTCCTGGAACTATTTCATTTAGTTCTGCTAATCTTACTAAGTCTTCACCTTTCTCGTATGGCTTTGATTTTCCTATTTTACCTCCCCATTTATTGGTTTCCCATTCGGTTCTATGTAATATTTGTAATTTATTGTCCATTGAATTTTGAATATTGTCCATCATGAGTAGTGTCTTCGTACTCATTATAGCAAGTTGTATCAAGGTTATATTTAAATTCTTGCATACCAGTTTTACCAGTAAACCTCCATCTTACTTTCCATACATGAACCTCAACTAATTCTCTTTCAAAGTCTCTATAAACTGTAATTCCGTTATCTACTTTATTGAAGAAGTGTGAAGATCCACTTACGCTGTAACCTGAAGCGACCTCCACCTTCCCATTTTCTTTCTTTAACTTTTGTGGGTGTGCAACTAATATTACTCCACAATCATAAGCCTCTTTAAATATTTTTATTTTAGATAGTTGTAGTCCAGTATACTGGTGCTCATTCATTCCTCTTTCTATCTTGTGCTCAACAAATGCCCAGTTGTCAATTATTAAACAGTTTATACCCATTTTTTTAACTAACTCTTTTCCTTTATTCAATATACCTTCAACAGTAAGATCGTTGTCTTTTAAATTAATAAAGTAAAAGTGATTATTCACGAAATCAATTGCAGGATCTAATTCTTCTGGTTGTAGGCTGTCTACCCCACCTCTTCCAAACTTTTTACCAGAAAATTTTTCTATTAGTTCAGCAACATGAACTTTAATTGGTTGTTTCTCTGCTGAAAATATACCAAATTTCCATCCATGTTTCTTTGCTAACTCAACAATTACTTGATCAACAAAAGAAGATTTACCATGTCCTGGAACTCCAGTTACTAAAGTAAACTCACTAGGTCTCCAAGACATTAATTTATCAAACTCTCTATAACCGATCATGTCACCTTGTGGCATCCCATAATTATAGAGGTTGTGTATTTCGTTTCTAGAATCTGATGCTTTACTCACTCCCTCTAATGGAAATGGCTTTGCGTTGTCTAAACATTTTACGAGTTCCTCTGCTCCATGTTTAAGTAAAACATCATTTGCATCTTTACATCCCTCTGGAAAATTTACTAACCATATCCTTTCTTTACCTAGTCTTCTAGATAATTCATCTCTTAGTTTTATTCCTGGTGCATCATTGTCAAGTGCTAAATAAACTTTTTCTTTATTTTCAAACTCATCAATGCTGTTGTCTAAATATGTCAAGTTTTGATTTCCAGTAGATGCTCCATTAGGTACAGAACAAGCAAATATTAACTTATCTGTCTGTAAACCAGCCTCATAGAAAGCCATAGCATCAAACTCTCCCTCAGTTATTACGCACCATGAAGCAGGATTTATTAAGTCTAAACCATACATGATCATTTCTGATCCTTTGTTTAGTTTAAAGTTTTTTTGAGAATCCCTAAACTTTATATTTATTCTTCTCCCTTTTCTAATATAATTAAATTGAATTACTGGCTTTTCACATTGTACTTGAGGCATATATTCGATTCCCTCGGTTACTCCAAAGTATTCAATAGTGCTATCGCTTATTCCTCTGTCTTTGAAAAACTTTTGAATTTTTGAAGATAGTGGAGATGCTTTTACAGTTGGCATCTCGTAATCACTTTTGTATTCTACAACTGATCCGTTGTCACCACAATGATGACAATAGTAAGTTCCAGTTTCTACCCAGACTCTTAAACATTTTTCGTTTTTGTTTTTTCTTCTGGTATGTGAACATTTAGGGCACTTAGTTTTTTGTGGTTCAGTGCCAGTATTTCCCTTAACATCTATGCCAAGTGATTGTAGTTTTGATAAATAGTCTGTCATATTATTGCTACTCTTTTTCTGTTGGGGGTGACCTTATTAGATGTCATCCACTCTTTATATTGTATTAGGTATTTCTCTATAAATTTATTTCCAAATATCACTTCTGGTGTTACAGAAGACTGATACTTTTCACTCCATTGATCTTTGCAGTAATCAAATACGTTTGCCATTGTTTCACCAGTAATTGGTTCACCATCAAACTTTTTTGATAGAATGCTTTTAAACCTTTTTTCGTATGTTCTTGGTTGGTATTTTTTCTTATACCTATTATTAATGTATTCTATTACATCAGCACATACTTTTTGGTACTCTAAAGATATTACTTGATCAGTCTCTGCAACTGCCACTCTAAACCATAATGGAGTTGTCCTATATTTTGGATGAGATTTAGTTCCTATATTATCAATTAGTCCTTTTTCAGTTAGTTCACTCACATATCTACTCATTGTTCTGGTAGAGGTGTTTAATTCAATACCTAAGTCACCTAAATTTTTATCACAATAATTATCTACACTTGTGTATTTGTATATTAAATCACATAACATATATGATAGTGGTGAAAGATCGTGTTTGCGTAAGACTTCATAAATTACAGTTGTGCTTCTTATCATTTTAATAATAGTTTATGATACCAGAGGTCTCTATTTTTTTTGTTTCTATGAGATTCTAATCTGCATTCTACCTCTATGATTTGATTAAGTTTAAATTCTTTTATCTTGTCTTGTAATTCATCCCAACAATGTATTGCTAAATATGAATTATCTAAAGTTTCTACTATAAGTATCTTGAATGAGTGAGTTCCTTTATCACCTTTTACAGCGTTCTCGCTTCCGATATACCTTACTTGTCCGTTTACTTTTATATTCATTTAATGTTTTCTTTTATAATTTCAGCAAGTGAAATAGTTTTTCCGTAGTTATGCTTTATAAAGTTTAGTATTAAACTGGTTTTTGTATGAAACCCAATGGCTGTTACACCTGGCTCTTTAGTATTATAAAACTCATCCATGATTTGTAAAAATTTCTTTTCCATGAACTCTATGTTTTCTTTATCATCTGACTGGTATTCTGCTATGTCATCTATTGTATGTCCAAACATTAGAGATACCCCAGTAAATATGCACAACCCAAAATACGAGTTTCCTTCTATTACAGAATTTACTTCTAATGTGTGTGGGTTTCTAACAGCCAGATTTGCTATGATCCCTTTTTTTATATCACTTAGTTTCATTTAAAAATTTGTTTTATCAATGTCCTTATATCTTACATTGAAAGTTTTACCCCAGATAATTTTCCCCTTGTGTCCAAAGTCTATCTCTTGTGCTCCACGATGAAGCATCATTTGTTTTATAAGTTGTTGGGTTAGTTGTTTGTTTGACTTTGCTAATTTTTCTTCATCTCTATACTGGATGTAGTCTTTAGTTAGTCGTTCCATTTCGTCATTTGAATCAACAGAAACCCTATCAACCATTGCTTTATGCTTTTCAGATAAAAACTGATCAAGATCTACTTTATATTCGTCCTCTACATTTGGCTCTAAGTGTGAAACAAGTCTATAGGCTTCATTGTTGTTTAATGTTCTGAAGTCTGTGTCAATGATTTCTCTTGCTTCTTGAACACTATTGTAGAATTTTTCTGCTTCCACTAATATTGTTTCTTGAATGTTTTGGTTTGCCTCAACAGTAAAAACATCCATATGTCTACCGTCTTTTAGAAAAGCAAATTGACCATAGTGATATCCTAGCACAAGCATATACAATTGTATTTGTGCAATGTAGTATGGTGGGATTCCTCCAGACCATTTGTCTGCATTGTATCCAGATATTGTTTTGATTTCTAAGACTCCTTTACCATTCATTTCATCATGCATGGTTATTTGTCTGTCAATATTAGCAAACAAGAATGGATACTTTGGGTTTACAAATATAGAATTTCTTCTAATTGACTTTCTAAGTTTTGTTTTTGACTGGTAGTTGTTTATCATCTCTACTGGATCTCCAGTCCAGTATTGCCATAAGTCAGCAACATAGTCTTCAAGTAGTCTTCCATGAAACATAACCTCATTATCTATGTTTTTCATGTTGGCAGTTCCTACTGATTGATTCCATCTAGTGATTTTAGATGTCCATGGGTTTAGTCCTAATAGTGTAGAGGCATCAGATCCTCCGACCATTCCTTTATAAACTAAAGTTTTTCTTAATTCTACCCATTCTTCATAAGTTAGATTTGCTGTTGGAATTCGTTTTATTTTCATTGAGTTTTGATTTAAATAAAGGGGAGGTCTGTACATGAAAGTAAAACACTTCTGGGGTGCTTTTCTTTTTGTTGTTGGTTTGTCAACCTCCCCTTAGATTATTTACTTGCTTGTGCTACTGCTTTTTTTGCTTTTAATACATTGATTTGTTTTTTCAAAAGATCCATTTGTTCTTTAGACAACTGGTTTTTGTAAGCAGGTAGTTTTTTCTCTACTGCTGTGTAATCTTTTGAAATGTGTGCCAACATATTCTCGAAGATCTCATTTTTGCTATTATCTTTTATGGTTGCTAGTTCCCTAGCCTCGTCTTCATCCATGATAGTGTCCTCTCCACCATCAGCAATGCCAAAAATAAATAATGCTCTATTGAGTGCTCCAGACTGACATTTTTGAGATGCGAATGGTTCATTTGCTCTTTTGTGTGCAATACCATCTGCTATAATGACTCCGTCTGAATTTAAAACTGATCCTCTCATCATGATTAAACTTTCGTTCATGTCTAAGATTTCAGTTTGTGTGTAGAATCCTTCGCTTCGGAAGTAATCGTTGAAGTATGAAAGTCTTTCAGTCCATGGGACTATTTCTTTACCTCCACTAATTTTTGTTTTTTTTAGTTTTCTTTTCAGTTTTGCCATCGTTATTTTTTATTAAATTGTTTAAATAAATGTTTACTATATAATACTTTCTTGTGTGAAACAAGATACTTTCCCAGTCAAATATCCATCCCTTAATTCTTCTCTGCATACACAATTCCTCAAAATTGTCTAGCAGATAAAGTTTGAAATCCCTAAGAGAGAAACGCTTACGGTCATGTATAATTTCCCTATTGTCGTAGTCAAATCTGACCATATTTTTATGGAATTAATCATGTCGTGGTAGTTTTGCTCGAAGTTAAAAAAATAAAAGAGTTTTGAACAAAAGTTAAGTTAAAAAGTGTTAAATATTTATGAACATATTAACATTGTCTTTTTGTTTTTCTATTGACTTGGTTTCGCTGTGCTGAACATATCGATAAAAAGCAGTTGATCCGTTTTTATGACCACTTATGTTTCTTACCTCTAACTCAGACAGTCCTTTACTTAAATGATATGTTATTCCACTACTCCTAAGTTTATGTGGAGTAAACAAATCGTATAGTTTTTTTCTTTCCTTTACTGGGTTACCCTCATGATCAAAATAATACACAATCTTTTCTTTACAGAATTCATCGTATTGCATTAGTAGTTTTTTTAGTTGCTCTCTAAATGTTTTTATACAAAAGGTGAATGGGTTTTTACTAATATATTCTTTCACATCTTGTGGTAAATAAAACGTACTCACAGATCCCATACCTTTAGTTGTTATTATTGATACAGCATCTCCATCTATATTACATTCAAACCTAACCAGATCACTTACTCTCATGCATGAGTACAACATCATCCTAGTATAATAATATGTATGATGCAGTTCTTTGTTAACTGGCATAGTAGAATGGAATATTTCAACTTGTTCTGGTGTCATTGCTATAACCTCTCCGTTTACTTCTGGTATAGATTTAAGTTTTGGAAACCAGTATCCGTACTCCTCCTCACCTTTGCGTAGTGTAGTTCTTATTGTTTTCAAATGTGATTTCCTGGTGTTAGGATGTTTCATATCATCCAGAAGCATGGTGATGTATTTATTGACTTTACCTTGTAGTAATTTTTTAGCCTTTACTCTTTGTCTTCTGTCTGTTACGGAATTCAAGTCTAAAACATCTAGATCAAAATTAAATTTATATTTCTTCATAGTGTTGTAGACTCCCTTGTAAGATTTGATCGTTGAATAAGAGAATCTTTTTCCGTTATTCAATAGTGTCCCATCTTCTAATTTGTTTATAGTGTCCTTTAGTAAGGACATAAATGTGTCTTGTGCCATGTTATAGGTTTATAGGTTAAATAGGTTTTATAATGAGTCTGAAATGCCTCTCCATGATCAGTAGAGGCTGATAGTTTGTAGTCCCTAGGGGAATCTCTACCTTTCAGTAATTATATCATCTATTTCTTGTGCTAAAACTCCGTAGTATTCTATTATTTTACTGGACTCATTAAAAAACAATTCTGTTTTTCCTTGAATCTTTTGACATAGTTTACTTTTTTTAGTTTTAGATCCATAAACATACTCACATACATCTGTGTGCGTTATTCCTTGTAGTTGTAAAAGTCTTCTGGCTCTTCGTTTGTATAAAGTATGAGTTTTCATATATAGTTTATTTAAGGTTAAAAATCTGTATTTAAATTAATTGATGTATTTCTTTTTTCCAAAATTTTATAAAGGTTTTGATATAGAATAGTACCAATTGTTCTATCTAATAATATGTTAGACAAAACTTCTTTATCCAATCTATTAAAATTAGCCTCTATAAAATCTGTTATTGTATTATTCTGATTTTGGGTGACCTCTTCCAACTTCTCTTTTGTCTGTTTATGTTCTTTCATTAGAGATACATAATCCTCCAGAATATCTTTTGTGTCTGTTTTGTCTACCTCAAAGTCAAAGTCATCTAGTAGAGCAATTACACTTTGATATTTATTTCTAAGATGTTTATCGGTTTCCATGTAGTTCTTAAATTGTTTTAAGTTATGGATACCAGTTGCGTGATTTTTATTAATATATCTAGCAGAGTGTGATATAGGTATTCTTAAATGGTCATGAACAATTTTAAAGTAAATCTGTCTGGCATCTACATTATGTCTTTCTCTGTTACCAGTTTTTACGTTTGCTCTTGTGGTTTTATCAATTACCTTAATAATTGCATCTAGTTTTAGTTTTGTCTGATCTGTCATTTTGCTGTAGTTTTTTAAGATTAGTTTCCTACCTCTGTGAATCACAAAGTTTTTAGGGTTTGTTTTTTTTGTTTGTTTTAGACTGAGGTACTCTGTCTTACTGACTCTCCTATTAAGTGTGAGATGTTCCATTCATCTGACCAATATTTTTTAGATCTTTCAATAGATCCCACAGCACCTCTAGATACTTGGTATCTGGATGGAATTGATATAAAAATATTTGGTTGATAAGATGAATATGCTAAGAAACAAGCACCATCTCTAATTAATTTCTGGCACATCTTAGTGGTTTCACCACCTATTTTCCATGCTTCTCCAGAGTCAATTAAGTCTTGGTAGACCTTTAATCCATACTGCTTTTGCAGTCTTCTAATTTTACTTTCGTTCATTATTTCAGTTTTTTTTTTAGTTTATATACTTACTCTGAGTGCTAAATTAACATATTATGTTAATAAAACAAATTATTCTGCCTCTGGAATTGAATTATCGTTCATTGTATTTTCTCTCCAGAGGTGTTGTTTTCCCTTGATATTGTGATACATAGCCTTAATAAAAAAGTCTGGTGCATCTGGGAACATATCTTTTACTTTGTTAAATATTGGATCGTTTTCTATCATCTTGATTGTAGTTTTACTAATTTTTGAATTGCTGATTTTTCTGACATAAAATATTCTTGGTTTGGATTTTCATCGTGCATCTGTTCGCTTTCGTAATCCCAACATGACCAGACTACTTTATATCTTTCTGGGTTTTCATTATTGTTTACCAGTAATTTATATTCTCCGTAATCCATCATTTCTTCAATAGTCCAGTAATCATCACCCTCATCAAAAGGATACACTACACCATTACGTTTGTCTTTGATTTTCTTTACGTTTATCATGTATTCGATAGTTTCATCAACAGTTTTTAATACATTTACTAGTTGTCCTTTAATATTCATTAAATACTCTATCGATTCTGGATCATATTTATATTTTTTTGATACTGTGTCCAATATGTTTGATTTGATAAACTCTTCCATTTTTACTTGTTCCATTTTATGTGTTTAATTTAGTGAATTGTATTGTTAAATTTTCTTTCCAATGATCAGCATCTTTCTGGTACTCATCAAGAATTTTGTTTACCAGAGGTAACTCATCTATTCCTAATTTAGATAGTCTAGTAATTAGTTCGTCTGTATGCTTTTGTAAGTTTACCAGAAATTCTTGGTCATTGCCATACATTGTGTCTAGCAGTTTGTTGGTTGCTTTTTCAAGTTCTTGCTCTGCTTGTTTCACCTTGTACTTTAAAGAGTGTTTAAATACAGATGTTGTGCTTACCTCATCAAGAGATTCTAATAATAGTTGTGCGTAGAATGTCGCTTTTACTATTGATATGTAAGTTTCGTTGTTTGTCATTTTTTGATTTTTATTTTATTGTTTAGTATTTCAAGAATCTCTGCTATAAATTCTTGCTTTTGTTCTGGACTGGATGCATACAAAGGGCAAGGTTGCCAGAACAACCTACCCTTAGATTTCTTGAATGCTTTTAGAAAGTTTTTGATCATAGAAATATGTTATAAGATATTAATACTATTACTCCAATTGCCCATGTGATTATGATGGCTTGAAATATGTTTTCTTGTGTCTGGTATTTCATTAATCTTTAGTTTTAAACTCTCCTTGTTCTGCATTACATTCAATCCACATATCTATAGCCTCAAATGTTTGGCTTACTATGTATTCATTTTGTAATACCGTTTCTAAAACTTCCATCGCTTGATCATCGTCACAAACATAAGTTTGTTGAACATCCCATGTACCCCATAAATTATTAGTACAATAGCCTCGTTTTTCAAGTTCTTCTTTTAGTAAGTCAGATGAAATATCTTTTAAGTGTTGAGCATTGGACAAGTCTTGTAGTCTTTCATTTTCTATTCTTGCACATTCTAAATCTGTGGCAAGTCGTATAAAAGCCTCCCAGTTATCAACCTCTCTTACTACAATATCTTCATCACCTCTGGTATCAATACAATCTACAAGATATCTTCCCTTATAGATGATATCACAGAGTTCTTGAATTTGTTCTACATCTGATTCTGCTTCCCAGTCTTTACCAAATGTTGTTTCTGCTTGTTTTTCTAGGTCGTTTTTTGCAACGAAACCATAAGTAGATGTATATCTACCCTCTAAATTTGTTTTCATATTATATAGTTTTAATTGTGAGTTCCTAAATAGTGGTCATGTATTATCTCATGAGCATATTGCTCAATGTAAGTATCTGAAAAATCAGCATATCCATTTGTCATCGTTCTCCAGTTCCAATCATCCTTATCGTAATTAATCAGTTTCTGGATCACTTTTGTTTTGTAAATAACATATGCTATTTCTGGGATCACAGAATTTGCACTTTCTATGTTATCAGATGGCATTTCTTGATGAGGTTGTTCTAACCTTATTCTTTCCCAAGTTCTGGCAACATGAATCAATATTATGTTGTGTATTTCTCTTTCGTCAATTTTCATATTGTATAGTTTTTAAGTTTTTAATAAATTCTACTACTGCTTGGTATCTTGTGTTTAAATCGTTACTGCTTAGACATTCATCAAAGTACCCTACTTTACCTACATTATCACTTAAATAATCTTCAATCTTCTTTACTACTGGCATAAGCCAATCCCAAGATTTGTGAAATTGCATTGGTGCAATCGTACCATCATTGTATTTAGGTGAGTAGCATTTGTTATGATTTACCTCGTACCCCATAAATTCTGCTATAAGTTTATTGCTTTTCATGTTGTATGGTTTTAGGAATTAAAAATACTTGCTTTTGCCTTGTAGAATATCCATATGATTTTGTCTATCAATTCGATGTCTTCAAATTCTTTGATTTCATAATAAATAATTTTGTCTTGGATCATTTCATAATAAAAATTACTTAACGCATGATCCTCACAGCAGTATTCTTCCTTGAATAGTTTATAGTCATCACCTTGCATAAAGTTTAGAAGTAGCCGACCATTTTCGTGTTTTTCAATGTATATCCATCGGTCTGACGGCTGATGCCAGATGTGTTTTACTTCATAGATTGTACATTCTCTGGACTCCAAATTTAATGGGATGTCTTTTTTTCTGGTAATCTGTTTCATATTATATAGTTTAAATAAAGGCTTAATTGCCTTTGTGACTCAGATAGGACTCGAACCTATAACCGATACCTTAGAAGGGTATTGCACTATCCAGTTGTGCTACTGAGCCTCCTAGCCTATGCTAAGTGTGTTTTTTTAATCTCCTCTATCATAGTAACTACATTGCTACCAGTACAAGCCATTGTAGGCTCGTCACATTCATCCATCTTTACACCATCTTCAACATCCTCCAGAACAACACATTCATGAGTGCATTCTAAATCATCTCTCCAGAGATATGTTGTGTTCTCCTCCATGTATTTGAATAACTGGGTAAATTGAAGTTTTAAAGACTTGTACTTAGATTCGTAATCTGGGGTGACCTCTAAATTGCCTAGTCTATTTATATTAAGATTACCTATGTGATGTATACCATACCACTTACTACCAAGTTCCAATATATCCTCATCTTTATACGAGTGAAAGTCTGGATGATGTACTTGCATATCATCATCTGTTTTGAAGCATTCCTCTATGACTTTTACAGCCTCTAAGTTGTCATAGTATTTTAGACCATTTTCATGACTCTCGTCCTTGTATGGTTTACCTATCTCAATATGATACTGGTCATTGTCTATTACCTCAAACAAAATGCTGTTGTCATCTTCGTCCCATAGGACTTGAACCAGTTCCGTCCAATCATCTGTTCTGTTTACTACTACACAATCATCTTCTGAATAATGATATAAAGAGTATAGATCATTTAATTGAATTTCATCGCCATATTCTAGCGAGTTCAATAGTTGTACGTTAATTCCGTTTAGTGCTTTTTTTAAATACATATTATATAGTTTAAATTAATGATTAGTTGTGTAAAGACCTTGCATCCATAAATCGTAAATGTAGTCGTAATTAGAGCCTAACATTTTTGCTAGTTCTTCAAATAGTCTTTCTCTAACTAGGCTGTCGTGTACACCAATGTATTGGTAAACATCACCACCTCTATGTAAGCAATCTATTAATGCTACAAAAGTCGTTAAATTGATGTGTTGTCCCAATTCATCTGTTGGGTAGGTTTTCTGGTAAAATTTTCTAAGTGTTAACATATTATATAGTTTAAATAATGTGGCAATAATGCCCTTTACCACCAAAACCTCGCACATTTCTGTGCAAGGCATTAGCGATTGGTTGGTTTGCTTATGATACCAGTTGAGCAAATTTGTTAAAGACTTTCTGGTCTAGTCTCTGAAGTCCTCCAACA